AAGCTTCTGCTCCCTAAACATCCTGAATGCGCGGATACAGGCAAGCTGAACTAAATCAGCACTGAAGCCTTGCACAGGATAATTCAGAATCTGGGTGGCGAAGCTGACACGATTGTTTCTAGTCCGTATAACATTGGGCCAGAAGTACTGCCGACCAGAGGGAGTTTCTACAGTCCCATTCTTTAAAGTGCCTGTCATAAGAGATTGATGCCAAGCGTATATACCCTCGTATATCTCATAAAAACGGTCAAAATATGCCCGTATATGCTCTGGTTGACCCGCGCCCGTGCCTCCAAATAGTGGCTGGAAACTCGCCCACTTGTGGCCCTGCCGCTCATCCTTGCTGACTTCACTGGCATCTTTCTTTAGGCAGATGCTGGCAGTCTGGCGGTGGATATCCTTACCTTCTAAGATATCGGCTATGCCCTGACCATCTCTCGACAACTCGCAAGCCGTTCTAAATTCAAGGCCAGAGTAGTCGCTCTCCTGTATCAGGCCGTTTTCAAAGCGGCTCACAAAGCATTTACGTACAGGAAATCCTCTCTTGGGCTGGTTCTGTAAATTCAACGACATACCGCCGCCCGAAGACAAACGACCTGTAGATGCCCGACACTGATTGAAGTTGGCATGAAGGAAGCCGCTGGCGCGAGTACCTCTCTTAATACCAGCCACAAAACTATCCAGATAAACAGACACAGCACTCAGGCGAGAGTGCTTCTTTAAGTATTCAGCGGCAAGAGGATCATTCTTACGCTCTGCCTGTTTAATTAACTGGAGAATGGTTTCCTTGTCAGTTTTAAAGCCATTGATACTCGCATCCCACGGGCTGCTGGGAGACATCTTCAGGCCAGCAACTTCCCCTGTAGAAATGTACAGAGCGCCTGAACCATCACAAGTCTTACACTTGGTACGGTTTTTATAAGGATCACCCTGTACCCTGTACTTCTTACCCAGCTTGATTTTAGTCTTTACTTTGAATTTCTGAATAGAACCTACGCCCTGACAATCGGGGCATTGAGTAGCCGTAGTTTTGAGAACTACTTTAGTAGTTGCCCTGACAGCGTCAACAAATTGAGCAGAGTTCATATGCGGTGGCCTAAGCGACTTCCCTGCTGCATTTGTGCCGATGTTAAAGGTCTGTTGGTGGATGTCCCTATTGATGACTTCACGCGAGTAAATGACTTTAGTCATATCTGCGCCACTATTTAAATTAATCGGCGTGTCACCCATAACCTGCTCGACAATCTCATTCAGACGCTTCTGTAGAGCATCCTTCTCAGCTTGGAACTCTCTCTCCACTTCAAGAAGAGCATCCATATCAATCTTTACTCCGTTCATCTCTATCTCACATAGAAATAGAAGCATCTCATGCATGAAGGGGATGACCTTCTTCAGGCTTTGATTATGCTCACGATCCAGAATTTCTCTCTGCGCGATAAACAACTCGCCACAAGCTTTGACATCAGCCTCTGCATATTCGATGACAGTAGCCAGCGGCATTTCAGAGAAACACATACCACTCTTGAATAGGTCATCGACTAGGTCAGACTTCTTGAGACTTTCGACCTTACGCCTGATTGCACTTTCCTTGAGGCTTATTAGCCTATGTCGGCCCTTGGCTAAAAGGTATTCGGTGATCATGGTATCTCTAACAACAGGCGGTAATTCAAAGCCCATTTCCACCAGCCACTCCGCATCAAATTTGGTATTGTGGCAGACCATAATGTCAGCTTCTGATAGGTACTTCTTCAGCCTATCTACACCGCTAGGACTAATAAGCTCTTTATGAAACCAAACGTCTGAAAGCACATGATCAACAGTATCTTGCCCTAGCCAGCCGTAGTGGGCTGAGACACAACGATTGTCAGGGTTCTTGGGGCTGTTGTCTATACGACCATCAATGCGCTGCACTGTGGTCTCTAAGTCAAGAATGAGGATACGATCAGACTTCATAGCGAGAAGTCTTTTGATTAAGGTTACAGATAATAGTGCCGTGCCAGCCGCTGATTTTATTTTTCATAACAGTAATCCAGCGAGTAGGATCATCTGGATTGTCTGGATCATTCAGCTTACCTAAGCCGATTAGACAATCGGTCTCAGCGATCTTACCCACCTTGCTACCTTCGAGCATTGTAGGGGTAAGTCGGGTCTTGCCTTCTGCTTCTGCGCTGGCTTGGGACAGACCAATGAGAGCGCAATTATGTTTCTTCGCAAGCTCACGAAGTCGATAGTATAGTTCTCTGAGGCGCTCATGCCCAGAATTAAATTGCTGAGTGAGGGCGATCTTGTCAGCCATATCTACAATGACAACATCAAATTTCTGCTGCGCGAGAAATGCATCTAGCTGCTGGATGTCCCAGCCTTGGCTATCAGCAAATATAAGCCTGTCTCTAATTCCTGCGTATCTGGCGTGAGCAGCGGCTGGATCAAACTCAACTTCCTCAACCGTCATACCAGTGTAACACTGGATAGCACGTAACTTAGTACGCTTACCCACTTCCTCATTGGCTATGTAACCCACCTTAGCACCTTGGGCGCAAAACCCTGCTGGCGAAGCACAAAGACTAATAGCGAATGCAGTCTTACCGACATTACTGTAGGCAGCTATTACACCAAACTCTCCACGGGCCAGCCCATAAACGTGTCTGCTTAGGGTATCTATATTGAACTTAAAACGGTTGTCATCAGATACCACGGCAAGCAGTTCATAGATATCGTCTGTGACAATACACTGCTCGAAGTTGTCTGGGAGATAGCCGCTCGAAACACGATCTAGCAATTGGTTCAGCTTATCCATCGCAGACGCTTCACCTTCAGACATTAGGATACCAAGGTTGGCTACGTCCAAGCCTATAGATTGTCTCCAAAGGCTCTCTATTACATCCGAAGCAATTTCATCTTTTATTTCAGGTGCATTACCTATGCTGTTTATTACGTCCTGAACCTCGGCAGTCCAAGCGCCTGTAGAAGTTGGGTTCTGCGACTTCCAGTAACTAAATAATTCTAGGGGAGTTACGTCTGTTTCAAACTTGTCATGCATCTGCTCAATGCATTTGTATATTTCCTGAGAGGTTTCGTCGAAGAGGGCTGGTCTGAGTTTACTTTTATTGTTTTCAAAAAAATCTTGACTAAGGCATCTGTTCAGAAGTGATTGGTCCATACTGCTCGTTGTCCTTTATGACACTTAATAGAGCGTTAGTATAAACACCTTGGCAGAATAAAAAAAGCCCCATCTTTCGATGAGGCTAATTTTTTTTTGTGTGTGAGTAGAAGTTAGTTGGCTCTGAATTTCATTTTCTTCAGATCGGGTGGCGCATCGCCTCTTCGCTCACGCATCTCTACCTGATAATGAACAACATTCTTATTGCCATTAACGAGGTCTCTTATCGCTGCCTCTAAAGCAGCCTCTTCCTTCGCAGCTTCCTTGAAGCCACCGTCTACAGAGAAGTCAATAATACATATTCCACGACATTTCATAATAATAATCCCCAAGTGATTATAGTAACCTGATCACACGTTAACAGGTTTCGGGTTAAAGAAATTAGTTTACTTTAATAATATATAAGGTGGACCAATCGGAGGGTCTTCCCAATCACTTGACTTTCGGTAGCACCCCCCAGAATACGAGCTATTGGAAGGCCAAATCAGGCCGATAGGCTGTACGCGGGATTGACTCGAATATTCTTTGTATTCGCCGCGCCGCCAACTGCCCAATGAGGTGCAACTTACCTCCTCATTTACCGTGGCTGCCCAAGGAGGCAGAAAAAATTTCTCCCGAATGACCCTAGCTGATATCCAGAATGAAGCTTCAGTCATAGTTATTGGCACTTTCGCGTGTACTACTGGTAGGCATAATCAAACATTTTATTTGATCCACTGCTTGGTACTTTAGATCATCTTTAGTAAATCGCACTTTGATACCTTTGTCAACATTTCTCGACTGCTCTATTGCTTTTTTGCTAGCATCCTTGTCAAGGACTAAATAAACGTCTGAGTAATTTTGTAGCAACATTTTTATACTATGAGTAACTTTAGTGCCAAGTAATGAATACCCTACTAAACCGCCTACTCTTGATACACTACACGCCGATGGAGTATCTTCTACTAATACGGCAGTTGAACCCTCTCCTACAGGTATCCCACTAGGTAACTCACCATAAGAAATCCACTTTGGTTGTCTGCTGAGTGATCTACCTACCGCTCCTGTAGGGCCGTAAAACAGTACACGGTCTTCGGCTGGTGCGTATCGAATATTAATGTAACCACACTCAAGTGCCTCTAAGCTGTTTACTTGTTCTAGATAATCTAGGGCTGGTTGGTGGTTGTATACGCTTGTCGTTATATTTGGTA